TCTACACTAGGATCAACTTGCAATCCACATATAAGATAATCACATTGTTCTTTTGCTTCACGCAACATAATTAAATGTCCAGCGTGTAATAAGTCAAAGGTACTACAAGTAAATCCTACTTTCATTCCTCATCCTTTTTTAATAATTGGTTATCATATCTTTGAAGAAATTCTTCTCTGATATCACGCATGGATTCTCCTTTAATCATGCTAATAATTGTATTAGTAAGATCAACTTCATTACGTAAGTATCCAATCTTGCGTTCAAGTTCAACAAGTTCTTTCATATAGAACTCAAGTTCTTTTTCTTTACGTAACTTCTGTTCAATAAAGTCCGTAATCAAAATCAGTTTTTGTTCTTCACTCAATTTCATTAATCTCCAAACTCAAATAGACTTCCAAATGTAGTGTTTTGTTTTGTATCTTCTAGCGGATAGTTAAGCACACCAATCAAGTTGTCTAGTTTATTATCAATAATAGTTTCTGCCATTGCCGCATCATCAAACGGAAGTTCTTTGAACCAATCCGGAATACGTAATTCATCTGTAGGATATGCAACACTTGTATAGCCTAGCGGATTCTGTTTTAGTTTGCAAACAATAACTTTCATACCATCAACAATCTCTTGTGAATACTTGTCGCCATTCATACGCTTCAGCGTATTCCAATTGATACTTGCTCGAACGTGTCCGGGCATGTTTGCTTTACCTTGTTTTTCTTCTAGTCGTTGATAGTGTCCAATCTTGTTTGCACGTTTAGGCGAACCTTTCTCCCAACCAGGACGTTCACTAAACTCTTTACGGAATTCTGTAATACGTTGTAGTACATCTTCTTGTGGAATATCAGTAAGTACCATAAGCAGTAGTTCACTTAAAAACTCTTGCATGAACACAGGTGTATCTGATCTACGCAAGTCTAAGCCCATTGCTTTTACTTTACCTGGCTTACCATCTGTGTCGCTTCTAAAGCCTTCAATATCATATACAAGTGCCGCATAACGTTTCTTTGTAATATACAATCCACTTTTTGCAACAATCTCTCTAGCCGCCGCAATAACATCTGATCTACTCTTAGGACAATGAAAAGCATCCATCATAAATTTAGGAAATGTTTCATTTGCCGCTTCACATACTTGGTCATAAAGTTTAATTACATTATCTTTATCCCAAGGCAGTTGTCCTGCATCAATTTGCTCTTTAAGAATAGGATATCCGCTAAAGTAACAAGAGTCAGTATCGCCATATATCATTGCTTCGCCTACATGATCATATTTGCCTGTAATAACTTTGTTTACTTCTGCACTCATGTGCTTAACAATAGTTCTACCAGTTAGTGTAGTCGACTGTCCAATACGTTTATCAAAAAATCTACAACCAGGATTAAGAATAGCACCATATAAACTGTTTAGGTTAATCTTTTTAACAAGTTGTCTTTTATCCCAATACTCAATTTCAATAGCATTGCCTGCGTCTTTTGCTTTTTTAAGTTGTGCTTGTAGTTCTTTACGTTCACTGTACCAACGTTTTAAGATACCTGGAATAACACCTTCAAACTCTGTTGTAAAGATTGTACCATTACTACTAAGCATCCAAGGATTGTTGCTGTCAAAAATAATCTTGTAAAGTTCTGCACCACTGAATACTTCAGTTTGTCCGTTTTCAAAATCAACAGTTAACGAAACATCACGCTTTTGCTCCATAACCGCTTCATATTCTTCTGTACTAAAGCGTCCTTCCCAAGACCCCGCAAAACTCTTCTTTTTAAGCGTCATATCTTCGTGTACACGGGCTTCGCTTATCTCCGGACGTATTTGCCCTATAATTGTTTCAGGCGCCATATTAAGGGCTCTAATAACACTAGGATACAGACTGTTCAAGTCCATCGATCCAATCCACTTGTGCAAGCCTTTCTTTGGAAATGCTACATAAGCACCTGCCGCCTGTGTACTTTCGTCATCATATCTTTTACGATTAGGAACTTGTAGTCCTCTGTGATGTGCTTCATTAACAATAGCCTGTTCTGTAACTGCAACAGCACCCATAGTGGTCTGTAGCAAAACAGTATTTGCATGAGCAAGTTCGTTACTAAGATCAATAAACCTTAGTTTTTTGTCCAACTTGTCCAGTAGTGCGGTATCTTGAATGTTGTATTCAATGAACTTTCTAAAGTCATTGTTGTACAGTTGGTCCAAAGTACCTTCATATGGAACTTTGTTTTCTCCAACTTCAATTTCGCCAATGGCATCAAGTCTGTAACTGTGTCGTTCTTCATACGTATATTTACGATATAAATTTAAACTATCTAGATGTACTCTACCTATTAGGTCATAGGTTTCTGCTGTTTTACCATACTTTTCATATTCTCTTTTCTTAGGAAGTTGTCCCCACAAACAGAATCTACGTGTGTCATCTTTGCTTAGTACACGACTTGTTCTGTTTACAGTATACGGGATATCATAACCTTCACTGTTCCAACCTGACAAAATATCAGCGTCTTCAATTAGTGTTAAGAAAGTGTCAATCATTTGACCTTCTTTTTCAAATAGCATTACATTTTCAATGCCTTCAAGTGTTTTCTTTGCTTGATCCATTGTAAGTGTCTTAGGTGGAACTGCTAAACATATCATTGTTTCCATCCATTGTAAGTATACACTTATACTTGTAATAGGCATAAAAGGATCACTTGGATCAGCAAAGCCACGCTCTGGATCAAAGTCAGTCTCAATATCAAAGAATGCAATGTTTAGTTTAGGAGCATCTTGATTGAGATAGTTCTCACTTAAACATTGGAAGATAGGATTAATGTCACTTTCAAATAAATCTTTGCCTTTGTTAATAGCAACTTCTTTACGAAAGTCTTTTGTATTTTTACATACAATACGTGTTAGTGGATCTCCATAAACACTTTTGTATTTGCCTCTAGGGTCTTTGTAATAAAATGTATATTTCGCTTGAAATTCATGGAAATGTCTTTTTCCATCTTTGCGTTCGACTGTCCTAATAATATCAGAACTGCGATCAAATAGTGCGTCTACGTAACTCAATTATATTCTCCTCGTTGCTTATGGCCAACGGACCTTCTTCATGCCTCTTGGGCGTTTCTTATTATTACTATATTAGCATAATTTGTTGATTTTGTCAACAACAATATCATATATTTTTTGGTTGCCTGTAATGTTATAATGGTTTTCTGAGCCTTTGTGTGCTTGCCAAAATTCACTAAAGTCTAAATGATTATCTTCGTATATAAAAAGTTTTGCTACTTCTATATGTGACATACTTAGATAAATTTTATCACTTAGTAAATTGTTAATCTCTTTTCTTAGTAAACTATATATTGTTTGGTAATAATGATCGTCATAATGATATTTAAAATATCCCTTTGCGGCTGATAAACTAGGATTAAACAGACTAAGTCTATCTATATCGTTATATAATAAATCACAGTCTTTATGTAAGCCTTGTTTGTGCAAAGGATGATTAGGTGTATGTACTCTACTTAAACTAGTATGACTAACTATTACTACTTTGTAATCGTCTAAATTTGCATTTTGTATTTGTTTAAGTATTTTATACTCACTACAACCTGCTTGAGCAACATTAGTTACATCATAGTTATTTGCTAATAGTCTAACCCAACTATTATATCCAGGCCATTCGGCCGCAAAACTATCACCAGCAACTAATATTTTCAAAATAATAATCCCACAATATATATAACTGTAAGTCCTGCGTTAAGGACAACAAGACTACGTTCTTTCCAAAGTAATCCAATTAATACCCAAAGAGTATTACTAGCAATAAATGCATAGATATAGTAAGGATATAAATTAAATGCGGCCATAGTTGCCGCTACTAATAAACAAGCAGTACTAAACCATGCTAATGGTTGATAAGGTTTTACCACCATAGTGCCGCAACTCCATATCCAAATACATTAACACATACAAACCAGCCTGTTAATAACATTACCCAGGCCGCGCCTCTTCGATACGATGCATAGCATTGTGTAGTACTACCAACAAAAAATGCTGGGTATACAATTAACATGTTAGGATCTCTTGCAGTTAATGCCAAAGTCAAACTTGCACCAACTGTAAAAATAAAACTAACTAATTCAAAATAAAATGCTATATGATCACTTTTGTAACTATTGATCCAGAAGTCTTTAATTTTCTGCACTACAATTTGTCTCGTCCAACTGTAGCAACAAGGGTTTCTAAATCATCAAACTCATCTGCAACTTTATGCCATTCGCCCTTTTGTGCAATTTTAATTGCTTTATTAATAAGACTTGGTTTAATATCTAATTCTTCTGCAACAGCCTTAACTGTTTCTTTTAGGCCAGCGTTTAAATCTTCTACTTCTTGCAATACTGTAACACCTTCATTAACAAGACGTTCTAGTTTTGCTTTTTCTTCAGCACCGTAGGTACGTGAACTCATAATTTACCTCCTAGTAAAATGTATAATTGCTATTATTATACAGTGTATTTAGGCGATTGTCAAGTGTTTTGTTTGATTATTGGTTATGCTGGTACGCAGTTGTTGACTCTAACTCCGCCCTTCATCTTAGTTTTAGGGCTTCCAATCTTTTTACCCTTCCAACATTTTGGATCTAAGCGTTGTTTGGCTTCGTCAAATTGATCTTCTGTGGCTTTTAGATTACCACATTCAGGACATGTACTAGCAGTTTCTTCTAGTTCTGCTACTGCTTCGTTTAATCTGTTAGCAAGGTATTCTTTGTAAGATTCGTTCTTTCTTGATAAACGGTTGCTGGCTTTTTTTGCTCTAGCCGCCTTGTCCATATGGTCATGATAGTAATCTGACTTCATTTGCCCAATCTCATCAGGCGTCTTTCCGCTTGTGTCTATTCCTGACTTATCGAAATTTGCAAGGTCTGATTTTTTATATTGTTTGTCAAGTTTTCTTTTCATCATCTGTTTGCCGATGCCTTTAAACGGACCTTCAGCCATATTAGCATGTTTTGCCGCCATATGCTTTTTGTACTTTGCAGTACCTTTTTTATGTGGTGATTTGCCTTCTGGAATACTAGTATCGTTACAGTTACAATGTTTACAAGTTGGAGCACATGTACAATCTTCTCTTTTAACATCTGCACCACAACACTTG